ATACCCGCCCGGGAAAAAGCGAGAAATACATTTTGATGTCAGTCAATTTCAGCCAAGCCACTCTGCAAAACCAAGGTGCCGCTCAGGACTACTACTCAGGCACGATCCAGTGCAATGTGTACGTCCCGAAGAACGCTGGAACGTCAGTGCTGTCTGCAATTAGCGAAGCAGTGATTGACGGTCTGACCTCAGTCAACGCAAGCGGATACACCGATACCTACAGCATCAATCCCCGAGTGCTGGATGTCGTGGGACCCACGCCCTTGAACGCGGAGGATCGCTCGCACTTTATCGGTGTTATTTCGTGCGGATTTACGGCTGTTGCATAGTACAGTAGATTACAAGCGAATCATTCAACGAAATGCGAGCTGCAGAGCTTCTCAAGAACAAGTTCGGTGTCAGCCAGCTGTACCGCCACGAAGTCAAGGTTGACGGGGAGGTTGTGCTGGAGATTTACTGGCACCCTCTGACCATTGCCGAGCGAGAATCCATCCAGAAGAAAAGCGACTCTGATGATGCGGGCGATTTTGCCTTGAGTCTGATGATCGAAAAAGCATTGGACAAAGACGGTAAGCGTCTTTTCCAAGATGGGGAGCGCGCCAGCTTGCGTCGCGAGGTAGATGCGTCAATTTTGCAAGAGATCCAGCTGGCCATGCTGACCTCTGGAGCAGAGAACAAGGTGGAGGAAGCGAAGGCGTCCCTAAAAAGCTAGTAGCGACTGGTACTTCATCTTTTTCCTCGCCAAGGAATTAGGGATGACAGTCGGGACACTTACGCGCCAGCTATCGCAAGAAGAGCTGGTTGGCTGGGCTGCGTATTTTGAACTCAAGGGCGAGCAGGAGGAGCGCGCTATGCAGCGGGCTAAGACTGCCCGTGGGGCGCAAACCATGGGCAGCCGGTAATATAGCCCTATAGCTTGTAAGAGCAGCTGTGGCAAATTTTCCTATCAGCCTGGAGCTGCAGCTGCGCGGCCAAAACCGCGTTGAAAAGGCGATTAAAAGTGCTGAGCAGCTAGAAGCACTCGCCAAGAGAATAAGTCAGATCAAACTCGATAAACCTGGCGCAGGCAAACTTGGGGATGACATCCGCAAAGCAATAAAACCCTTTAAGGATTTAGCTAGAGAGTCAGTCAACACCGGCAAAGTTATTAAAAGTACGATCAGCAATGCACAAGCTGCTGAAGCTGCTTTTAAGCAACTGGCTGCAAACGTTGACTTAACTAGCACAGAATTCAAAAACTTTACGATTGCCGCTCATAACCAAGAAAGGCAACTTAAACAAATGGAGATTGCGGCGGAGAATGTCATCCGCGCGTACAAAGGTATGCAGTCTGTCGAGGAACGGGCTGCCCAATTAGAGCGCCGCGCCATAAATCTGCGTGTTTTACGTCAGAGGCGGGACGCAAAATTGCAAGAGGCTGCGGCGCGAGAAAGAAACGCTCGTGCCATCCAACGCGAAGCCCGTGCACAGGCAAGCAAAAACGCTAGAGACGCCCGAGCTTCAAAACAAGCTGGCGGCCGCAAGTTTACCGACATCGCAACCGGCGTCGGCTTTCCACTGCTATTTGGAGGCGGACCTGGCGCCGTTATCGGCGGCCTTGTTGGTGGCGCGCTTGGCGGATTTGGCGGCAGCATCATTGCAAGCGCCTTTGGCCAGCAGCTCGACAAACTTGTCGGAGGTTTAGCAAAGTTTGCCGTTGCACTCGACTCTGCAACCGACAGTCTTGCTGCAACAACTCGTGCTATCGGCGTAACAAGAACACCTCTTGGACGCCAAATTGGATTTGCCGAGCGCCTTGGTATACCTGAAGCAGGCACAGCAGCTGCCCAGCAACGCCTAGAAGGACTTATTGGCAAAAAAGGCGTCGAAAGTTTTCAGCGCTTAGGGGAAGAAACTGTCCGGCTAGCCAACTCTTTTGAGCAACTAAAAACAACACTAGGCGCTGGAGCTGCAGATATTCTTACGCCTTTTGTAAAGGCAATAAATGCAACATTGGGAATGCCTACGGGCACCTCAGCCGAAGCGCAAGCACGGGCAGGCAAGATCTCAACTCTCCAGAGCACCATCGCCACACTGGAAGCTTCCGGGGCTAGATCCGCCGCAATTTCTCCGTACAAACAACAACTTGAATTACTTCAGGAGCAGCAAGAAGTATTTAATGAAAATAAACAACTTCAAACCAGCATTGAAACAGTTACCAATAACATTGTCGGCCTTGAAAGGCTAAAAGCAGACACGGTAAAGATGGAGCTAACTGCTCGACGTGACACTTTGGCAGTGCAACAGAGTTCTATTGCCGTTCAGCAAATAGCTAATGAGCTTGCAGTGGTTCAAATCCGCCTAAAAGCGGGAGCAAAGGGAGAAGAAAAGGAAATACTTGAGCTACAGCAAAAACAACTCCAGCAGCAACAGGAAGCAGCCAGAGCGGCCCAAGAAAACGCACGCATCTTGGCTGAGCGTGCAATCAGACGCGAAACAGATGAAAACCTTGTCCGTTCACTGGAGCTGGGCAAAGCTATTACTAATGAAAAATTAAAGGAACTGACTTTTACTGAGGGTACTGTTGCGGGCGCAACAAAACGCCTAGATATTCTCGCAAAAAATTTATTCTTAGACCAAGAGATTGCAGATGTGCGAAATGCTTTGCGTCTACTAGGTAAGAACGAGGTTGAGGTACAAAACACACTGATCCAGCAGTTTGGCTTGGAGCGCACACTTCGCGAACAGGCGTACTCGAATGAACAGCTAATTACACGTGAAAGACGTGCTCAATACCAATTAGCCGTTGCCGAAGCCCAGCAACAAGCCCAACGAGCGCTAAGTCAGCAGCAAGGTCAATTTGGCATTCGCATCAGCCAAGCCGGAGCAATCCCTATCGGTCCTTTTGCGGGTAGCGCTCAGGCGGAACGTATCCGCAACATGGAGCGAGAGCTAGAAATAACTACGAGGCTGAGCGAGATTGACGACAGGCGCGCAAACTATCAACAGCATTATCTGGATCTAAGTCAAGACCAGAGAAATGCTGAGTTACGCAAAATCTCTGATCTCGAAAAAGGGCTTGCTGTTTACCAAGAAAATACAAAGGTTTTGAACGATCTGATTGCATTCCAGGATCGTTACAGGGAAACACTGGCACTAACAGAACCTGTAACCGACAGTTTGTTTGACAGTGTCATGTCAGTTGCTGAAGGTACAAAGAGCGCACGGGACGCTTTTGCAAGTTTCCTTCAGGAAGTTTCCCAGATGCTGATGAACGTCGCCAAGCAAATGATTGCGCAGTACATCGCAATCGGTGTTGCTCGGATGTTCGCTGGAATGGGCGGAGGCAGCGGGGGAACTAGCAGTACCCCGGACATTTCTGGATTTAGCGCTTACAACGACAGCACAGGGCTTACGCTTTCCAGTTTTGGTGGCGGCAAGGCCAGGGGCGGCTCAGTTTCTGCCAATACTCCGTACTTAGTTGGCGAGCGCGGCCCCGAGTTGTTTGTCCCTGGCGCCAGCGGCAACATCGTCCCGAACCACGCAATGGGCGGCAGCAACATCGTCGTTAATGTGGATGCAACCGGATCCAGTGTCCAAGGCAATGGGGACGACTCCAAGCGTCTGGGCGAGGCCATCGGCGTTGCCATCCGCCAAGAGCTGATCAAACAGAAACGTCCCGGAGGCTTACTCGCGTAATGGCCACTTTCCCCTCGATCACTCCCCGCTACGGCGCCCAAAAGACCAGCCGCCCCAACACCCGCACGGTGCAATTCGGCGACGGCTACCAACAGCGCCTGCTGTACGGCATCCCTTCGCACATGAACCCGAAGGAATGGAACCTGACTTGGGAAGTGTCCGAAACCGATGCCGACACCATCGAAACGTTCTTGAACGCTCGCGCCGAGGATTCTGCCAGCTTCGACTGGACCCCGCTAGACGAAACCACGTCCTACAAATGGATCTGCCCCGAGTGGAACAAGACGATTCCGTATAACAACCGCGCCACGATCACAGCCACCTTCCGGCAAGTATTTGAACCCTGATGGCGGTCCCTTTTTCCGAGCTTCAAAAGATCAACCCGAGCAGCGTTATCGAGCTGTTCTCACTGGAGCTGTTTGCCAATATCCATGGGTCTGCTTATACCTACCGATTCCACGCAGGCATCAACGACGTTGGTTCTGGGCTGCAGAACATCACCTGGGACGGTGACGAATATCAAAAGTTTCCGATTGAAGTTGAGGGTTTTGAGTACAACGCCGAAAGCGGCAGCCCGCCACGTCCGACAATTACTGTCTCCAACCTGCTCGGCGGCATCACTGCAATCCTGCTGGGCGTCAACGAAGCCACCCCTGGTAATGATCTGACTGGCGCAAAGCTGACGCGGATCCGCACTTTGGTCCGCTACATAGACGCGGTGAACTTTGAGGGTGGTACCAATCCTTTTGGGACGCCGGACACTACTGCCAAGCTGCCCGACGAGATCTATTACGTTGCCCGCAAGATCAGTGAAACTCGTGACGCTGTCCAGTTCGAGATGGCGGCAGTATTCGATCTTGCTGGGGTCCGTGCTCCGAAACGTCAGTGCAACGCCAATCTTTGCCCTTGGATTTACAAGGGTTCAGAGTGCGGGTATAGCGGCACCAAGTATTTCGACGAGAACGACAAGGCTGTAACAGGTTCTGGTCTGGACGTATGCGGCAAGCGTCTTTCGAGCTGTCAGATTAGGTTTGGGTCAAATAACGAATTGCCGTTCGGCGGATTCCCCGGCATCGGCGCATTTAACGGATGAAGGCAACCGCTAAGGCAAAAGCACTGGAGCACGCAAAGGCGGAGGACCCACGCGAAGCCTGCGGTTTGCTGGTCGTCGTCAAAGGACGGGAGCATTACGTCCCGTGTAAGAACTTGGCGGAAGGCAACGAGTTTTTCATCCTTGACCCCGCTGACTACGCAGCAGCAGAGGACAAAGGCGAAGTCACCGCCGTCATCCACAGCCACCCAGTCACCCCGCCAATCCCGAGCCAAGCTGATCGGCTGGCGTGCGAGAAATCCGGCTTGCCCTGGTACATCGTCAATCCCAAAACGGAGCAATGGGGAAGCTGCGAGCCTGAGGGCTACAAAGCACCGCTAATCGGGCGGGAATGGGTCTGGGGCGTAACTGACTGCTGGACGCTAGTTCGTGACTGGTACGCCGAACAGGGAATTGAGTTGCGCGATTGGGACCGCCCGACCACACCTGAGCAGTTCAACGAGAATCCGATGTTTGATGACTGCTGGCAGGACATCGGTTTTTACAAGGTCGATATTGAGGACATGCAGCCTGGCGACGCGCTGCTGATGGCAATCGACTCAAACAAGCTGAACCACATCGGCGTCTACATCGGTGATCAGATGGTGTTGCACCATTTACGCGGTCGCCTGTCCAGCCGTGATTTATTGGGCGAGTGGCTCCTAAAATGCACTGGCAGGGTGCTTCGGTATGGTGCGTGAAGTCAAGCTATACGGAGCCCTCGCAAAGTTTGTAGGGCAGCGGCGGTTTTTAGCTGAGATCAATAGTGCTGGCGAAGCAATCCGAATGCTGCTGGCTAATTTCCCAGGACTGGAACAGCACATGGCTGACCAGCATTACAAGGTGATCGTTGATAACTACGAATCAGACGTAGACGAAATCAATAATCCTGCATCTCAGCGCATTCAGATCGTCCCGGTCCTGGGTGGTGCCGGTGGTGGCGTCGGAAAAATTATTGCCGGTGTTGCATTAGTGGCAGCAGCAATCGTGTTCGCACCGACTATTGGCGGCTTTTTGGGACTGGGCGCGGGTGCCGTAACCAGCGGAGCAGCTGGAACGATGGCGGTTGTTACCAGCATTGTCGGCACTATCGGTGTTTCTTTGATTCTTGGCGGTGTTGCTCAGCTTCTTAGTCCCACGCCTCAGTTAGGAACTCTTGGTCCTCTCGGGGGTGTCGGTGGAACGGGACGGAGGCAAACATCTACTGAAGGAACGGAGTTTGAGCCTCAGGAGTCTGATAGCTTCAGTGGGATTCAGAACACCAGCAAACAGGGCGTTCCGGTCCCTGTGGTCTACGGCGAAACCATCATTGGCTCGGTGGTGATTTCTGCCGGCATCGAC